CGGCGGGACCTCGGCCGGTAGATGCGCCGCCCACCCGCGCCACGATCCGCGCTTCGTCTTGAACCAAAGGAGCGCTCTCGCTCCGCAGCCACACGCCCACCGGTAGCCGTACCCAGGCCGCCCGATCTGCTTGAGTCGGTGCCCCGCAACGGCCGCTCGGTGCACCTGCCCCCGCTCGTGCCCGGAGCGCGCGATTCGGCGCACCGGGAGCTTGAGGTCTGTGCCGCAGGTTGGACACGGGCTGTGTAGGGGGAAGTCCATCGGCGCCCTCAGTTCGGCTCCCCGGTGCCGGGGTGTTCGTGCTCCGACACCCCGGCACCCGCAGCCTCGATCAGGCTTATCGCCCGCCGAAGAGCGAGAATCGTAGCGCCCGACTTGCCTAGCTGCGCGCTCGTTAGGTTCGAGTGCACGAACACTTCGAGTCCCCCCGGGACCTTGTGCAGGAGCACCATGCCAACGTCGCTGGGGGTCACCTCCATGACGGCCTCGGCGATCTGTCTTGATCGGGCAAGAGCGATACGGTGCGACTTCTCGGTCGCCTTCTTCATCGCCCGATGTCCTCGAGCTTGCGCGGTCCGAGCCACGCCTCCATGTCGATCGAGAACCACCGCAGATCCGGACGTGCGAGCCACCGCACCACCCACTCCCGCCAGGTGCCGTCGATGTTCTCCGTCACCACTTGGTGATGAGCGCGGCACAGCCACACCCGCGGCGACGTCGTCCCGTCGTACGGACCGTGTTCGTCGCGCCCCTTCACCGACCGAGGGACCGTGTGATGGCTCTCGAGGCCGTTGCCGTTGGTCGCGCCGCACTCGATGCACGCGCACTTGCCCGCGGCGATCGCTTTGAGCGGGAACCGTTCGGATGTCGGCTCGAGGTGCGCAACGACGCTGTCGTAGTTGATCACGTCGGCGAACAGCGCCTCGGCGATCTCCGGGTCCGTCGGGTGCGGGGTCTCCATCTGCAGCCGGATCCCGTTGGTGATCAGGCGAAACCGGTAGAAGTCCGACTCCCGGCACCGCAGGGAGAACGTGCGGATCCGCTCGACGTCGGCGTGCTCGTCTTCGGGCAGTCGCGCGGCCACCGCGTGCTTGAGCTCGCGCTGCGGCAGCCCCTGCCCGGCGAGCCGGATCGCTTCGCCCAAGTTCGTCTTCGCCAGCTTCGTGACGCCCGCTTCGTAGAGCGTCGCCGGCGGCGTCGCCATCACCTCGGCACGCCTCTCCGCCGGCAGCATCCGCACGAATCGCCCCGCCTGCAGCAGCTTCGACAGGTCAGACGCACGCTTGTGCAGCCGCTGCTTTGCCCACTCGCCCATCGATGCGAAGTGGGGCAGGAACAGCCGATCCTGGTTCACGCGATCGAGTAAGCACGCGACTTTCCACGCCGCCCGCTCGACCGCGGGGACCATGTCCTCCGCGAGCTGGAGGACCTCGTCCTCCGGTAACCGGTTCACTTCGTCGGCGACCGTGTCACCGAGTTTCTTCGAAGAAAACCCGAGCAGCTCGACTGCTTCGCTCATCGCTTGAGCCTCGCGTGCGAACCGCAGTAGTCGCGGTTCACGCCGACGTGGACGCGGTGACTCGCGCAACAGTGCCGATCGCAGGTGCCGGCCTTCCCGTCGCGCGTCACCGGGTAGTCGCACTGGAACGCCCCGGGGTACGTGCACCCAGGCGTCTGACACTGCGGCGCGTGCGATCCGCGCGTACACGCGATCGCCACACCCCCATCACCGAGATCGATCTCTCTGCACGGCATCTCTCTCAACCTCCCGTGTTGCTCTCGGGGCAGCGTGCACGGCGACATCCCCCCACGGCCCTACCGCTCCGCACCTGATTCACCGGCGCGCCGCCCCGATCTCCGTCAATCGTCGTCGCTGCCGTCCTCGTCGCCCGTCTTGCGCGGACGCCCCTTCTTGCGGCGCACCTTCACCGTCTCGTCGCCGGCGACGAGCTCGACCTTCTCGTATTCCTCGGAGCCCTCGAGCACGTAGATCTTGAGGCCGTGGTTTCGCATCGCGCCGTGCAGCTGCTCCTTGAGCGCTTCGAGTTCCTTGCCCATGCCCTGCCACTCGTCGCGTTTGTTCGCGTACTCCTCGGCGATCTCGTCGATCTCCGGGATGCGCTGGCGCTCCGTGCCCGGGATCTCCGTTTGCTTCGGCTTTGGTGGTCGCCCCCGCTTCGCTTTGCCGCCACCGGTCTCTGCCACGTGTCCTGCTGTCATCGTCCTCGCTCCTCTCCTCTTGCCGCTGGTGCGTCGCTCACGCCGGCGCGCCGAACAGGTCGCGTTCGAACCAGTCGTGAAGACGCATGGTTTGTGGACGCCAGCGCAGCTTGACGCGCCCGACGTCGCCCATTTTCTGTTTGTCGACGTACACGTGGTACTCGTCGCAGCCGTCGACGATCGTGCTTGGGTCCTGGTTGTCGCGGCCGGGCCAGTGCACGAGAAGCACTTCGTGCGCGTTCTCGTACGAGCCGCCGCCGCCCTTCAAATCCGAGCCCCGCGGACGCCAGTTCTTGCGCTTACGGTCCTCGGCGCGGATGTTGATCTGCACCAGAAGCAGCATCGCGATCCCCTGCCTGGTCAGCTGCTGCAGGTCGCGCACGATACCGCCGACCCGCTCGTGATAGTCGCGCCCGCCCTGGTGGTTGGTGAGCAAAGTCAGGTGATCGATCATGACGATCTGCGCACCGTGATTGATCATCCGGCGGATCGTGATCTTCACGTCCGCCCAGTCGTACTTGTCGTCGACGATCTGCAGCGGCTGGTCGTGGAGCTCTTCCCAGGCGTCGTTCACGAGCTTGTGCTCATCGGAGCTCAGGCGACCGTCGGCGATCTTGCGCGTGCTGACCCCAGATCGTTGCCCCGCGATGCGCTGCAGCATCTCGAGCTTGCCCGTGTCGGCGCTGATCATCCCGACACCGACGCCGGCACGCAGCGGGCCCTCGAGCATCTGGGTCGCGAGCGACGTCTTGCCGTGCGACGACAGCCCGCCGATTACAATCAGGTGCCCGAGGCGAATGCCGGAGATGGACGCGTCGAGATCGTCGAGGCCGGTTCGAATCGCCGGCTCGGACGTGCCGTCCATTCGCTCGACCACCTGCGCGGCCGCGCGCATCACGGAGTCCTGGAACTTCTCCTGTCGCGAGTCGGCGAGGGCCACCAGGTCGGTGAGCGCCGACACGTGCGCCGGCGCATATTCGGCGAGAGCGCCGCGGGTGTAGAGCTCGGCCCCGAACTGGTGGACCCCGGCGATCATCTGCCGACGGAAGTAGTGCTCGCGCACGATGCGCGCGTACGGCAACACGTTCGCCGAGGTCGGTACCCGGTCAGACAGCTCAGCCAAGCCCGCGGCGCCGCCGACTTCCTCGAGCTCACCGTGGGCTTTGAGTGCGTTGGCGAGCGTGATCATGTCGATCTGATCACCGGCCTCGTGGAGCTCGAGCATCCGCGTCGCGATCTTCCCGTGCGCGGCGCGGTAGAACGCGATGGGTGGTGAGATCTCGAACGCCGCGTCGATGCAGTTTGCATTCAGCAGGATCGCCCCAAGTACGCCTTCCTCCGCCTCGATCGAGTGCGGAGGTACGCGCTTGGACATGGGCTCATCGCTGCGTAGTTGACTGACCTGACCCATTTCGTTCCCTCAACCCCGCACCCGTGAAATCCTTGGGCGGCCAGACCTGCAAAGTTTCCGATTGGAGTTCACCGGGGGTCGGCATGAACGATCCGCCCTCGGCGATCAGGTTCTCGATCGCTGCCGCGACGTAACGCTTCGGGTAGCGCACCATCGTCTCGACGAAGAGTGCGACGGTCTCCGCTTTCGGCTTCGCGTTCGACCAGTTCGCGAGCATCCGTCCCAGCAGGTCGAAGGCCTCCGGACGGGTCGTGTTGGGCCCCGTGTCGTCTTCCCAGCTCATGTCGACCCTCTGGCCTACCTCTCGACCGCGAACTCGACTCGCCCGCCGTCCTCACGCCAAAACGTCCAGTGCCGCGCCTGCTCGCACGTCTCGGTCTCCGGCGGCACGCGCAGGATGTGAGTGTGTTGAGTCGACGGACAGACGACCTTGAGGAGTTGCACCGGCTCGACGTCGACGTCGGCGGTGATGCGCAGTAGCTCCATGTCTCGGTCGGTGTGCACGGTGCGCGCGCCCAGCTCTCGTGCGATGCGCTCGTAGCCGATGCCCTGGATGAGCGCGCGGCGCACTTCGGCGTTTTGCTCGGTAAGGAGCCTCATCGACTCCCACTCACTCGACGGCCGCTGGCCCCACTCAGGCAGCGTAGTTCCGTGCCAGCGGTGGATCGCCCAACCGTCCGGGTACTCCAGTGCCGGCACGCCGTCCGCGTGCAGTCGGCCACGGTCGTCGCGGCGCAGGATGCACGGACGTTCGCTCACCCAGCAGATGTTCGCGTGGGGTAATGCCCAGCCGGCCGAGTGCGCCAGTTCGACCAGGCCGCGGGCCGGTTCGGTTTCTGCGACGAGGCCGCACTGCTCACGGAAGTACCACAGCCACGCCAGCCAGTTTGCGTCGTGTTGGCCGTAGACGCTGGCCCCGACGCTGCCCCAGACGCTGTCCCTGACGCTGGCCCCGACGCTGTCCCTGACGCTGGCCCCGACGCTGTCCCTGACGCTGGCCCCGACGCTGCCCCAGACGCTGTCCCTGACGCTGGCCCCGACGCTGTCCCTGACGCTGTCCCTGACGCTGGCCCCGACGCTGTCCCTGACGCTGGCCCTGACGCTGTCCCTGACGCTGTCCCTGACGCTGGCCCTGACGCTGGCCCTGACGCTGGTATTTTGTAGCACGATCACGCGCGCGATCCCCTGCGACAGCGGCGACCCGCACCACACGATTCGCTCCGGTGGCGGCAGCCCGCCGCATTCGTACATGAGCCGCACGGCAGCCTCGGCTCGCGGCCGGTCGGCCGGCTGTGTCGATAGTCCGACTGCCGTCCACCACTTCACGTAGTCGGGGAATCGGGCGATCTGCGCGGGCGTCAGACGCTCAATCATCACTGACTCCTCCTTCTCTGCCGATAACGCCGCGACGCATCCCGTGAGCACTCCCGGCAGCGGCGATGAACGCCTGGTCGATAAGCCGTATCGAACGGGTGATTATTGGCGCACGCAGTACGGCGAGAATGTCGCTCTTGCGTGGCGGCAGTCATTCGCCCCAGCAGTACGTTTTCCCGGTGAGTAACCGCTACGAGATGCTCGGGGTTAACGCACCTCCTCACTGAGCAGGTGTGATGAATTTCGCACCCGGCAGGGACTTCGCCGCAATGCCGAGCAAATGAAAACTGGTGGGCGCGGACTATCGAACTTCCCGTGCCGCCGGATCGGAAGTATCCATATCCGTCGGCATCGAGACTCCCCACCCATAGCCAACAGCCGGAGACGGCAACTTCAAAATGCCCCCTAAATCGCCGATGCGCATTCTCGGTGCTAGTCAGCAACATATCTCCACCCATCGGGTGAGTACTCGCGCTGGATGCGGATTTCATGCAGACCGCGTGGAATTGTCACTGCGTGGTGTTCCTCGTGGGTGAGCGTGACACCCCCCTCGGCGACGACGTCGAGGTAACGACCACCGTTCCACTCGTAGAGCACCGCGCCGTCCACGTCCGCGATGCGGTGCGCGTGGCCGGTCACCTCACCCTCGGCGAGCACGATGCCGCGCGGCGTCGCCGGTACCCGTGTGGCGTCGGCGCCTAGCTGCACCGCCGCCGCGAAAATGAGTACGTCTCCGTGCCTGATGTTCATTGCCTACCTCCGGTTTCCGCCCATGTTGGGCGCGCGTAGTCAGTGCTGAATCCGATCCCCGTAGGTCGCCCAAAACTGCGCCTCCGGGTCGTTCTCGATTGGTGGCGCTGGGGGCTCAGTGGGGGCCGCGCCGTTCGGCTGCGGTGAACGCGGCGCGGCGGCCTGGCGGGAGCCCGCGCGCGGGATCCACTTCGCCGTGTTCTTCGTGAAATTCCCGGGGTACAGGAAGTTCGGGTCGCAGTTCTCGCAGAAGTTGGCCCAGCGGCGGTACAGCTCTTCCTCGCCGAGTGCCTGCACCAGGCCCTTGAGCTGACCGGCGAGCTGCCCGTAGATCGCGGGGCCGCACCCGGCGTGCTCGCGGAGCTTGTCCCCAAACCTCGCTACCCAGTTCTCAACTGGCTGCTTAGTCCGAGGCTTGCGACTCTTCCCCTGGTTGGTAGGGGCACGTTCACTTTCCGTACCGTCACCAAGATTAAGCCTGTCTGTATTTGTTTGTATATTGTTTGTCTCTATAGAGGGAAGTTTCAAAACCGTACCAGTGCTGGTTTCGGATCCGCCACCAGTGCTGGTTTCAGAAACGTACAAGTTGGGTTGTGGGGGGTGTACGCTTTCCGTACAGGTAGCCTGATTAATGTCCTGTCCGGAATCGACCGGCTCACCCTTCAATCGGAGCCGGAGAGTCATGGTCTTTCCGCGTGAAACTTCGGCAACCAGGAAACCACGTTTTCGCAGGTTGCTGATATAGCCGATGATACTGGCCCGACGGGTGATACCGGTTCCCTCATCAGGGCCAGTGCCCAACATGAGCTGTTGGAGCGAGATCTTGGCCGCCGGCTGCTTCCAGCCGTAAGTTCTGCGGCAAATGTACATGACAATCTTAAACTCGTTGCCCGACATGTGAGCGATGGCGTGGTCGAGCAGATTGTCTGGAACCTGGGTGTAGTTGGGCTGGGATATCCCCTCAAAGACCTCGCCATCTTTCATTGCATGTACTCCACGGGGCGATCGCGCTTGCGGGCGTTACAGGGCCCACAGGCGACCGCCAAGTTGCTCTTGTCGTACGGCGTTCCGCCTTTGGAGAGAGGCTCGACGTGATCGACATGGGCGTGCTCGCCAGCGTCGACGCCGCAGTACACGCAGATCGTCCCCCGCTCTTGGAGTACTTCAAGGCGTGTCTGCCGCCACAGCTCGCGATTGAGGCCCCGACAATCCAGGCGTCTCGGCCGCTTCTGGGCGTCGACGAATACATGCCCGTTCGGCCCGAGAAGCCGGTAGTCGTTCGGCTCACCTAGACCCCTACGGACCACCTCAACGAAACCTGCCTTGGTCAGTTCGGTGACTAGATTTCGAATCTGCCTTTCCGAGACCCGTAGGCGGTCGCCCAGCTCGGAATGACGAACCTTGGTCCGTCGGAAGCCGTGCTCCAGTAGTAAGGCGTAGAGTAGGACCGCTGAGTGGCAGAGATTGGCCCGGGGGAGAAACTTCGGAACGATCAGGTAATCGATCGCATCCCAGTCGACGCCTTTGTCGAGAATAACCGCCATTTCAAGACCACCTCTTCCCCTAGTCCCCGCGAGCGCGGAGGTGACACCATCAAGCCGCCTTCTTGAGCTCCTGGTGCTTGGTGACGTCCTTGCGGGTCAGGTGCCCGGCCAGAATCATCAGCTCGACCAGGTCGAGCTTGTAGGCGCGCGCCAGAGCCTTCAGCGTCGCCGGCCCAGCGCCGCGGCCCACCTCGACGAAAGCGATCTCGCCTTCACCAACGCCGGACTTGGCGGACGCCTCCCTGACCGTCAGGCGCAGCGTCTCGCGGGCGTGGATGAGCTTCTTTGCCAGTTTGGTGTAGTTCATTTCCTTCCTCCCTTGGCGAGCAGCTCAGCCGCACGCCGTTTGTGTTTCTCTTTGTCGTGGCGGAAATAACGGGCGGTGGTCTCCAGATCCCGGTGTCCGAGGACGTCGCGGATCTCGGAGAGCCCAACCCCGTGTTCGTGAAGTTGGGTGGCGACGGTGCGTCGCAGATCGTGCGGGCTGAAATGCTCGATTCCCGCGGCTGTGGACCGGCGTGAACAGATCCGATTCACACCGGACCGCCGGAGCCTCGATCCCGGGACCGGCTTTTTGCCGCGCGCATCCAGGGCGTGGAACAGAGGCCCCGGAGATGTACCGCGCACATCGATCCAGCGCCGCACGAACGCGTCGTACAGCCGGTCGAGATACCCGAGCCTCTGGCGATTGCCCTTCGCGGACCTGATCCGAACCGTTGCCGGCTCCGGATCGATCGCGGGGAAGTAGTCGCTGATCTCGAGTTGGCATAGCTCGTCTACCCGGCAACCAGTGCGGAAGACCGCAAAGATCGCGGCGTCGCGAATTCCGGCCGCCTTCCCGTCGACGCATGCCTCGAAGAGCCGCGCGATCTCGTCATCACCGAGGGCGCGACCGACCGGCAGCGACTCCCCGCGCACGGCCGGAACGTCGACCGCGCGCATGTAGGCGTCGGCGCCGATGATCCCCATGCGCCAGGCCGTCTTGAGGACGCCGCGAACGGCAGCGAGGCGAACCTTCGCGCCAGCCGGGGCGTAACGAGCGACCCAGACCGCGCGGGCCTGGGTCGTCTCGGCGTAACCGACCTGGGTCCAGTCGAGGTCGAGAGGGTCGGCCTGGTCGTTGCCGGTGACGATGGCGGCGAACTGATGCAGGGCGCGTGCCATCGTTGAGCGACCGGTCGGGGCGAGGCCGGAGAGGTAGACTCCGACTGGCGACCCACCACGCGGCTTGACGCGCGAGATCGCACCCGGAACGCCCGGGCTGCCCCTAGTCGTCGCTGGCATTGCGGCCAAAGGCTGCCGCAAGCGCGACCCTCAGCCACCGCAACCGCACCACAAGCGCGAGCGACGTACCTACCCCACCCGTCTGGCGTTACAGCGGGCGTGACGGTGTTAGTAGTAGTAGAAACCCCAAGGGGGCAAGCTGGGGGAACCCCGCATGCTTCACGGAGCCCCCCAGCAGCCCAGCACCAAAGAGGGTCGATAAGCCGGATTCTGTCCCCCCTGTCGACGGGGGGAGTTTCTTCGAAGAAAACCTCAAAAGCACCCGGCCCCAGGTAGACGAATCCGCCTGGGGCCGGGTTCTCTGCTCCTGAACTGGTGAGAACAGGGAGAGAGTTCGAATTGTCGTCGGGGGCGGTCCGCCCCATGTTGCCTGCTCTCACCATTACGCGGCCCTGTATCAAAAAAATAGCGATCCAGTCAATCGGAATCTGCAAAGAACCGCTCGATACGAACACCAAACGCCCGGGAAATTGCCTCAAGTCCGTGCGCGGACGGCGTCGTCTCCCCTGCCTCCCAGCGCCGAATCGTCATACCCGACAGTTTCTGTGAGAACTGGAAGACCGGGTCGTCCACCTCCAGGCCTCGGATCGAGAGCGACTGACGGATGGTCTCGGCGAACTTATCCGGGTTCATCCCCAGGCTCTCGCGTAGCGCCCTGATTTCTCCGCGCTCATAGCGCTGTCCGATCCCCATGGCCCGTGGAGGTACCACGCCCCCCGGGGCCTTGTCAATTCCCACCTAACAGTTCTGTTTTTTCAAATCTCACACTCCTGTTGACAGTGGTTCTCTGATTTGCGATAAAGTCCCCATGGTGAGAACAGAACAGGGGAACGCAATTCCCCGGGAGGTTCCAATGGCGCACACGGTCGACACCGACTGTCGCCCCCACTTGAACGAGCACGGCGAGTGCACGGTCTGCGGCGTGGTTGCCGGCGATCCGTGCCGGTACTGCAGCCGCGAGTCGTTCCACGCCGACCACTGCCCGGAGGCCGACACGATCACCCTCGGTGGCGTTGATCTGCGGTCCGCGCAGCTTCCATGGAGCTGCAACGACTGCAGCTCGCTGAACATCCAGCGCCACGGTGGTGCCTGGTACGACTGGCGCGACGAGCAGGTCGACACCGAGGATGCTCCCTACGGCGACTCGTACTGCGAGGACTGCGAGGGGAGCGTCGGTGTCGAGATGATCGCCCCGGCTGAGTTCCTGGCCATCTCGGTCCACGTCGCGGCCGCCGTGACGCTCAGCCCAGCGGCGATCGACGTCTACCGCCAGGGGGTCGCCCAATGAAGATCACCCGGGAAGGGGATCGCTTCATTGCGATCAGCACGTTCGCTGAGAAGGACATTCCGAAGTCAGCCGGGTTCCGGTGGGACCGGGAGCTCAAGGCCTGGTGTACCGGTGACCGCCTGGTCGCCGCCAAGCTGGCCGACTACGCCGACGACACCTGCCGCGAGGAACTCGCCGCGGCCGCGACCGAGCGCACCGAGGCATTGGCAGCGTCGCGGGCGGTCGATGCGGACATCGATGTCCCGTGTCCGGAGGGACTCGAATACCGGCCATACCAGCGGGCGGGAATCGCCTTCGCCTCTGCGCGACCCGCATCCCTGATCGCAGATCAACCCGGTCTTGGAAAAACGATACAGGCTGTCGGCGTCATCAACCTGGACCCGACGATCCGCCGGATTCTCATCGTCTGCCCGGCGTCACTGAAGGCGAACTGGGCGATCGAGCTCCGTCGCTGGCTCACCCGCGACCTGACCATCGGCATCGCGGCGTCGCGGTACCTGCCGAAGGCCGACATCGCAATCGCCAACTACGACATCCTGACCAAGCTCCCGCTCGATACCATCGAGTGGGATTTGCTCGTCGCGGATGAATGCCATCTAGCGAAAAATCCGAAGGCGAAGCGCACCAAGGCGCTATTCGCCATCAAGGCTCGGCGGCGGCTGTTGCTGACCGGAACGCCGATCGTCAATCGGCCGATCGAGTTGTGGCCGTTGATCTCGTACCTCGACCCGGAGACGTGGCCGAAGGCGAGTTTCATGAAGTACGCGTTTCGGTACTGCGCCGCGAAGCGCGGATACGGGAACCACTGGGACTTCTCGGGCGCGTCGCACCTCGACGAGCTCCAAGAGAAGCTCCGGACGACGATCATGATCCGGCGCCTCAAGTCGGAGGTGCTCACCGAGCTGCCGCCGAAGATCCGCCAGATCGTCACGCTGCCGGCCGATGGCCTCAACCTCGACGACGGGCGGTACGAAGACGCGTACGCCGACGTCGAAAGCGCCGAGGCGGAGGTCGAGCGGTTGACCGAAGGGTCGGAAGATTACGCAGCCGCCGTCGCGAAGCTCAAGAGCGCCCGAAAATTTCTGTTCGAGGAAATGGCCCGGGTCCGCCACGACACGGCGGTCGCGAAGATCCCGTACGCAATCGAGCACCTTCGTGAGGCACTGGACGACGACCGGAAGGTCGTAGTTTTCGCCCACCATCACGCCGTCATCGAGGCCCTCGGTACCGAGTTCGGCCGCGAGGCCGTCACGATCTACGGCGGGACGAAGGTCGAGGATCGGCAGGACGCCGTTGAGCGGTTCCAGGCCGATCCGAGTTGCCGGCTTTTCATCGGCTCGATCGGTGCCGCCGGCGTCGGACTGACGTTGACCGCGTCGTCGCACGTCGTGTTCGTCGAGCTCTCCTGGGTCCCTGGGGAAGTATCGCAGGCAGAGGACAGACTTCATCGAATAACGCAACGAAACAGCGTCCTGGTGCAGCACCTGGTCTTCGACGGATCGCTCGACGCGAAGATCGTGCGCACCATCGTGCGCAAGCAGAGCGTGATCGACGCGGCGCTCGACCTCGAGGCGAAGCCGCTGGTCATCCCGGCGGCGACCGAGGCTGAGGGGACGCCGACCGGATCGCGACAGGCTCCGTCGCCGGCGGAGATCGCTCCGCTGCCGGCAGAGCAGGTGGCGGCAATCCACGCCGGCCTGCAGATCCTCGCCGCTCGGTGCGATGGCGCCCTCAAGGAAGACGGCGCCGGATTCAACAAGCTCGATTCGATCTTCGGTCACAGCCTCGCTCGCGCGCAGGTGCTGACAGCGAAGCAGGCACACGCGGGCCGCAAGCTGGTCCGGAAATATCAACGGCAGCTGTCGCCGGAGCTGGTGGCGCTGGCGGTGGGCGGACCGGCTTCGGTCGAGAGCGACGACGCCGAACAGAAGGAGGCAGCCAATGGCTAAAGGTCGGCCGCGCCAGGGAACGCAACGCACCGCAGCGGTCTCGATCCGCTTGGATCCGAAGTTGCGGTATTTGCTCGACATCGCGGCACGGGCGCACCGGCGCACGATCTCCGGCTTCATCGACTGGGCTATCTCGGAGCAGATCAAATACGTCCACGTGGGCCGGGACGGACGTCGCCGCAGCGTCGCGGAAGTTGCCGACACCCTGTGGAGCACAGACCCGGACGAGCGCTTCCGCCTGCTGGCAACGCAATACCCAGAGCTCCTGATTTACGACGAGCAGGTGCGGCTTAAAAAGGAGGCGGCCAATGGCTGACCGGACGCTGGGGGAGATCAGGGCTGCCCTGATCGGAATGGCAAACGACGCGAGCGACGCGGACACGATTATCGCTGCTGCGAACGCCCAGGCGGACCTGTTGATGGCGGTCTCGGCGATCGGCAGCTGCGTCGAGCTGATCGCAGCGGAGTACGGGCAGCTCTCGGCCTCCGGGCTCGACGTGTCACGCGGGATCGCCGCGGTCGATCGACTGCGCGCGGTCGTCGGCGCTGCAGGGGTCGAGGCGGGCGCGATCCGGGGTGCCGCATGATCCTCGGCGGAGCTCGAGACCTGGCGTTCATGGTTCTGGGGATCGCCGCATCGGCGAGCGGGGTTGTTCTGCTTGACCGGGCGCTTGGACTGGTGAGGGGGTTCTGATGGTCACGCAGACTCTTTTGGGGGAGGCGCGCGAGCGGACGCGGAAGGCGTTCGAATCGGGCGACGAAGATCGGCGAACGGCGGCTGCAGCACGGCTGCGAGCGATCGCGGACACCCTGTGTTCGTCGGCATCCGACTTCGCCACGCTCGCGGCCGCAGAGCGGCTGATTGAGCACGTGCGCCGCGGGACAGAGGCTCGAGCAGCGTTCTACTCGATCGAGGCGATCGGCCCGGAGACGGAGGCCGTCGCATTCAACGTGTTCGCGCACGTCGGGGGGGTTCGCCTGATCGTCGCGCCCTTCGGGACGTTCGATGAGGCGCAGAGCTACGTCGGCGACGTGTACCGCCGGCGCGGCGCAAGTTTCAGCATTGACCGGGTCGCGACCGGGAAGTTCCAGACGCGACCGTTCCGAATCGGAACGACCAACGCAACACTTCAGGAGGGAACCCAATCATGACGACAGCAGCAGCGACGCACGATCCGGCGATCGAGCCGGAGATCGACGATGGTATCAGGCGAGGTGGGAGCGAGGCCGACATCCTCCCTCGGATGGTCTACTCGCCCGCTCAGGCGAAGCAGCGGTTGGAAGAGCTGCAGCAGTTCATTTCCGAGGTGATGGTCCCCTCGCAGGTCGACGACAAGGGCAACGTCACCCGTGACGGCGACTACGGTCCGCCATTCCCTGGCAGCAAGAAGAAGGTGCTGCTGAAGGCCGGCGCTGAGAAGCTCGCCGAGGTGTACGGGTTCACGGTCGAGCCGGTGATCACGCAGCGGATCGAGAAGTGGACCGAGAAGGACGGCGGTCCATTCTTCCACTACGAGGTCGAGGCGAAAATCTACTCGAAGCGCACCGGCAACCTGGTGGGCAAGGGTGTCGGGTCCTGCAACTCGATGGAGAACCGCTACCGGTACCGACAGGGGCAACGCGAGTGCCCGGCATGCGGGTCGGCGACGATCTTCAAGTCGAAGCCGCAATTCGGAGGCGGTTGGTATTGCAACCAGAGAGCCGGCGGCTGCGGCGAGAGCTTCAAGCCGAACAGCGACGGCGCCCGGGAGATCGAGGCCCAGGTGGTGGGGAAGGTCGAGAACGACGACATCCACACCCAGGTCAACACGATCCTCAAAATCGCGAAGAAGCGCGCGTACATCGACGGCGTGATCTCCGTCACCCAGTCGTCGGGGTTGCTCACCGGCGAGGAGGGCGACGAGGAACAGCCGCAGCAGCGCAAGCGCACCAGCGGAGCGCAGGCGACGCCGAACGGCAAGGGGAAGCCGCAGCAGAAGAAAGAGGACACCGCGGCGACGGCGAACAAAACCAACGACCCGACGAAGAGCGAAGGGAAGCCGCCGGACGACGCACACCCGCACAGGGTGACGATCCGCGGCAAGGTGCACTGGACGGCTGGCGCCGACGAGGCACGGCTGCTGCGCTGCTGGGACCTCTCGCGGCAGCTCGACAAGCAGACCGGCACTGAGAACGCCGCAAAGGACGCACTGCGGGCGGTGATCGGTGTCGACAGCACCATCGACCTGAACGCGGAGATGGCCGACAAGTTCATCGCTCACCTGGTCGATCAGCTCGGAGGGGATCCGGATGACGACTTCCCGTACTGATCCACCGGCGGACAAGGGCGGTGCCCTGCGCGTCGCCCACCTGGGCGACCTGCACCTGACCAGCGGCCCGCGGTTCGCCGACACGACGCGCGTGCTCGACTGGATCGTCGAGGACGGCCGCAGCCATGAGGTCGATCTGTGGCTGGTCGGCGGCGACCTCACCGGGACACACGATGTCCCGCACGTGGCGACGATCGAGGAACGCGGGTACCTCGCCGGCCTGTTCCAGCGAATGGCACATACGGCGCCGGTGCTGGTACTGTACGGCAATCACGACGTCGCCAGCGACATCGCGCTCTACCGCCGGATGAAGGGTCCGCACCCGATCGAGGTGGCGGTGCACCCGGGGCAATGGAACTTCGCGGGAGCGATGATCTACGCTCTGCCGTTCCCGTTTATCGGCAACATGGTCAACGTGCCGGTGGGCTCGACGACTACGGTGCGCGCGGACAACGAAGCGGCGTCGGACGTAGTGCGCGGGCTGTTGTTGGAGTGGCGCGACGAGTACGGGCTGAACCTGAACTCTAAGCCGTCGATCCTTTTCGGCCACCTGACGGTCCGCGGAGCGCGCACCTCCGGGGACGAGATCCTTGCCGGCCAGGAGGTCGAGCTCACGGCCGAGGACGTCGACACGTTCCCGGCCCATTACGTCGCCCTCAGTCATATCCACCTGCACCAGCAAGTCGCGGAGAAGGCGTGGTACGCGGGATCCCCGACGGCGCAGACCTTCGGCGAGCCCGACGAGAAGGGTTACGTCATCGCCGACGTTTGCTTCGAAGAAAATCCCCGTGTCTATCGTCGCCCAACACCGGCGCGCCGGATGGTGACGGTCGACGCCACCTGGGTCCAGGTCGGCGGGCGCTGGCAGTGGCTCGGCAATCCGGAAGACGAGATCGCGGGGCTCCCGGAGGGCGCCGAGGTTCGGATCCGGGTGAAGCTCCCGGAAGACGCCGCGACAACCTGCCCCGTGGACGAGCTCGCGGCGAAGTACGCCGCGGCCGGGTTCCACGTGGCGAAACCAGAGCGGCGGATCGTCCCGACGGTGCGCGTGCGTAGCGAGCAGATCAGCGCGGCGACCAGCAACGCCGACAAGCTGCTCGCGTACTGGGCGAGCGTCGACCTGGCGCCGCGCGACGAGCAGCAGGCCCGGTGTCTGTCGAAGCTCGTGGACCTCGAGCGGGAGATCGCCGGCGACACGAAGTCGCACGGCACGGAGGCAGCGGCATGATTTTGCACAGGTTGGAGTTCGGCGGCGTATCGACCGCCTTCCCGGGGACCGTGGCGATCGACTTCGATGCGCTCGGGCCCGGGCTGATCGCCTTCGTGGGCGATAACGGCAACGGGAAGTCGCACGGCGTGGAACTGAGCGGGCCGGCGACGCTGTTCCGGGAGTTTCCGTCGTACGGAGGTGACTCGTTCGCCTCGCACATTCACCCGAGCGCGGATCTCGCCCACTCCACCCTCACCTTCGCCATCGGCGGGGACCGGTACGAGCTCGCGGTGAAGTACGACCCCAGCGCACGCGGCAACAAAGGGCAGACGCGCGCGACGCTCAAGCGCAACGGCGAGCTGATCGCCGGCCCGGAGCGTTTGGGCGACGTAGACGCGGAGCTCGCGAAGATCCTCCCCAGTCGCGAGGTGATGCTGGCGAGCAGCTTCGCGAGCCAGTCGCGGTCCGGATCGTTCCGGGACCTCAGCAAGGTGCAGGCGAAGGCTCTGTTCATGGAGCTGCTCGGATTGGGGCGCCTCGAGCAGTTGGCAGACGCCGCGAAGGCCAAACGGCAAGCCGCAGACGCGAAGGTCGACACCCTGCGCCCGCGGCTTCAGGAGCTGCAGGCCAAGGCCGACCGGTTCGCCGAGCTCTCGCGCGAGATCGATGAGAAGACGGTGGCGGTGGCCGACCTGAGCGACCGGATCGAAGACGCACGGGCAGCGCAGACTCTCGCCGTCGAGGAACACGCAGCGGCGCGCGAGGCCCTGGGCAAGCTCGAGGTCCTCGCCGACCAGTACACGAAGCGCAGCCAGGAGCTCCGTGAGGCGTTGGCGACGGCGCGGCTGGACGAAGCTGCAGCGCTGCGGGCGGTCGAGGTCAACAAGCAGGCCCTGGTCGACGAGGCCGGCGTCTACAACGCTTACGACCGGTTCCGGCAAGCCGAGGCGCGACTCGCCAACCTCAACCAGGAGCTCGAGGCTCTCCGCGAGCAGACTCGCCCGATCGAGACCGAGCTCTCGACGCTGGCGGAGCGGCGCAGGACCCTGATCAACGAGTACCGGCGTCTTGAGGATGAACTGCAGACGGCCGAAGCGGCGGAGACGCGGATCGCCGGCAGCCAGGACCTCGAGGCGGAGGTTCTCCACTGCGAAGAGCGGCGACAGGCCGCGCAGGATCAGCTCGCCGGGGCCGAGAAGCTCACGGCGGGGCTCGAGGACGCCCGCAGCGCAGAGGACAAAGCCAACATCCGCCGCGAGCGGCTCGAAGAGCGTAAGGCAGAGATCGAGAAGCGCACGGGGATCCTCGAGGCGGTCGACGTCGAAAACCCCATGTGTTCCGCCTGCCCTCTCACGGCGGACGTGCGCGCGGCGATCGAGACGATGCGCGAGATCGATGCTGAGATCGAGGCGCTCCCACCGTCCAGCCGTGCGGCGATCGAAGCACTCCGTGAGCACCGCGCAGAACTCACGCTACTGGTTGATCTGGACCGGTCGACAGCAACCGAACTGTCGGAGGCGAAGCAGGCGCTCGCGAAGGCATCGGGCGACATCGAGAAGGCAGCGAAGGCTCCGCAGCTTCGCACGCAGGTCGAGGCGAACATCACCGAGGGGCGGAAAACACGCGATCGAATCTCACAGCTCGAAGCGAGCGGGACGGAGGCCCGAGCCGCCTTGGCTCGAATGGAAGAGCAACGCACCGAGGCCCAGGCGGAGCGGGACGCCGACGTCGAGCTCGCCGATCGCTTTGCCGATGTTCGGGCAGCGCGTGCGCAGCACGACCAGGTCGAGGCAACCCACCGCACGGCGACTGCTCGGCGGGAGACGGCGGAGAAGGCTGTTGCCGACCTTGGCGAGGCGCCCCGGCTGACCGAGGCCCGTACCACTACCGAGGCAGCGGCCGCGAAGGTCGCCACCACCAACGGCGATCTCGCCAAGTTGCAGGCGCAGCTGACTCCCGTATCCGAGACCCTGCAGCGGCAGCGCGGCGAGCTTTCGGCGATGGGCGAGGACCCAACCGCGGCGCTCACCGAGACGCAGGCGAAGCTCGACGCGGCGGAGGAAGACGCCGCGGACTACTCTCAGCTCGAGCGCGCGTTCGGCAAAGACGGGATCCAGGCGCTCGAGATCGACGCGGCGGGCCCGTCGGTGACGGCCATCGCCAACGACCTGCTGGCGACGTGCTACGGGACCCGGTTCCAGCTGCGCATTGATACGACCGAGCCGACCGCGAAGGGTGACAAGGTCAAGGAGATCTTCGAGGTGAAGATCCTCGACGCCGAGTCTCCGGAGGGCGACCGGAAGAGCGGGTCCGGTGGCGAGCAGGCGATCCTCGACGAGGCGCTGCGCATGGCGATCGCGATCTTCAACACGCAGCGCTCGGGTCACGAAATGCTCACATTGTGGCGCGACGAGACGGGCGGGGCGCTCTCTCCGGAGAACGCGAGTCGGTACGTCCACATGCTGCGTCGCGCCCGGGACATCGGCGGCTTTCACCAGGTGCTGTTCATCTCGCATTCCGAGGCGGTCTGGTCGCAGGCCGATCGCCAGTTGTTCTTCGGCGCCGGCACGGTGACCGAGGACCGGCAAGCGGTCGCGGCGTAAGGGGTGAAACATGATGGATCTGGTCAAGTTTGGAGGCACAGCCTACCTCGTCGTGATGGACGGAACTCCTCACGTTGTGATCGCGAAGGATATTCACGCGGCGATCCGGACGGCGTTCGAATGGTGGCGGTCTGATCCGGACTGCGCGGATGATGAAGACAAGGACATCCCCCTCGATCGGGTGGAGCCGTTGACGGACGGCGGCGCAATCATCGTCGAAGACGACGTTGTCGTTGCCGCGGCCGTCGAGATGCGCCGCGCGATCGAAGCGCTGGTGTCATGAGCGAAGAGCCGGCCCAGTACGGGCAAGAGAAGCGCGAACGGGGGCGCAACGCGCTCGAGGACACGATCCGCGCCGAGTTGACGACCGAAGAGATCGGCAAGCTCGCTGCGGTGATCGCTTTCGCGCAGCGCGAGAGTCTCGGCCTCGAGGCGGTGTGGTCCGCACTGTGCAGCGTCGAGCCGCGCCTCACGGATCTGCCCCGGGAGATCGAAGAGCGGCTCGCATCGCGCGCGAAGAAGAAGCTGATCTGGGCGACCTGATGAGCACCTCCAATGCCATCACCATGAAGAGATTGCTCCTGGATTGGTTCAGCTCCGAGCCCGCGGAGATGGCGGCTCGCCTCGTAACGCGACCCGGAGCGGAGCGTCCCCCGCTCGACCAGGTTCTGGATCTTGTTCGCCTCACGGCGTCCCAACTGTCGCGCGCGAAGATCGTTCTTTGGCGACCCGAGACCGCCGAGCTCGCACGCACAGGACATGAAGCGTTCGTTGGAACAAAAGTACAGGTCTCGAATCAGGAGGATCAGCTCTGGTTCGACTACTGCCATGACATCGATGGCTACTACGCCTACGAGGATCGAGCCGAATTGATAGCGGTCCCCGTTGCCCTCGTCTCGAGAGCGATTTCTACCCGGTCCGGGAGCCCTGCTCTCGCCTTTCGCCAGTTCTTCCAGCGGGGAACCGACCCGATGCTTTACTGGAACTCGATCGGGATCAGCGAAGGTCGCATCGTCGAGAGAATCGAGACGGCCCAGTACCTCTCGCAGATCGAATTCCTGAAGTTGCCGTTCGTTCGGTGCGATGCGTCGCCCCTTGGGCGCGCCGATCGCCGACGGATGAAGCGCGAAGGCGTCGACAGCTCTTCGGTGAAGATCGTCTACCTCCGGCGGTTGGTCGACGGCGACGGATCCAAACAACTTTGCGACCAGCCGGGCGAGTCCGGCGAGGCGCGCGAGTGGGCGTACCAGTGGGTCGTCCGGGGGCACTGGCGCAAGCAGTGGTACCCGAGCGTCGGTGAGCATCGGCCGGTCTGGATCGACTCACACATGAAGGGCCCTGAGCACCTTCCGGTGAAAGTCTCGGAACACACGGTGATGAAGGTGGTGAGGTGATGGCGAAGGACCGGATTGAACTCGGTACTGGCGCCGACGGTGGGCCCGTCTGGCTCGATCTCGATGTCTTGCTCCGGTCGCGCATGCTCATCCAAGGCAGCTCTGGGTCGGGGAAGAGCTGGTTCATTCGCAGGATCGCTGAGCAGGCCTTCGGCAAGGTGCCGATCATCATTATCGACCCCGAAGGCGAGCAAGAGTCCCTCCGGACGGAGTTTGCGTTCGTCCTCGCCTCGAGGTCTGAGCGCGCAGAAGCCTCGATAGAACCACGGATCGCTGGGGCTCTCGCGCAAAAGCTACTAGAGCTCCGGGCGTCGGCGATCTGCGATATCTTCGACCTCCGGGTCGATGAGCGACACGCGTGGGTCAAGGGGTTCCTCGAGGGGCTGATCAGCGTGCCGAAGCGGCTCTGGGGCCCGTGCTTGGTGATCGTCGACGAGATTCACAAGGTGGCGCCCGAAAGAGGGATGGGCGAGTCGATAGCCGAAGCCGCAGTGACCGACGTGGCCACACTCGGCCGAAAGCGCGGCATCGCTCTCATCGGCGCCACGCAGCGTCTGGGCAAGCTCTCGAAGACCGTCGCGGCCGAGCTCGGCAATGTGTTCATCGGGCAGACGCAACTCGACGTCGACCTCGACCGCGCCGAGCGGATCATGGGCGTGTCGCCCCGCAAGGCCGAGAAGGAAGCGTTTCGAAACAAGCTACGTAGTGCGCAACGTGGCTCGTTCTACTGCTACGGCCCGGCGGTAGCGAAGGAACCGATGCTTGTGCGGATCGGTGGTGTCTCAACGCCACATCCGGAACCCGGTTCGTTTCAGCATGGCTTGGCATCTCCGCCGGCACCCAGGAAGATCGCGCACCTGTTACCGAGCCTGGCTGATCTGCCGAAAGAAGCTGAGAAGAAGCTCCGTACCGAAGCCGATCTCCGCAAACGGATCGCCGAGCTCGAGGGCGAGCAGCGGAAGGCGCAGAAGGCAGCACCGGCGCCGCCGGCAGAGCGCGTCGAGGTGCCGGTGCTGCAGCCCGACGAACGCGCCGCAATCGATGCGATCAAGGCAGAGATCTCGGAGGCAACAGCATCGTTCCAGACAGCCACGGCGGCACTGGAGAAGTCGCAGGGCGAGGTTGCGCGAATCGCTGCGGCGGTGAGCGCACGGGTCAGCAAGGGGCACCCTCCCCTTGCGCCTTCCCACCCGTCCCCCCCTCGCCCTGCGTCACCACCTCGCCGGGCTTTCGTGAGTCTTCCCGGCTCCACTCCCGCGCTCGGTGGGGTTCAGCAAGGAAGCGACGCCGAATCGCTGGGGCCGATGGAGAGGGCGTTCCTCACCGTTCTAGCGCAACACCCCGACGGCATGTCGAAGGGCCGAATCCTACTGCTCGCCGACTATCGATCGAGCGGACCTGCATCGAAGGCTTTTGCGCGGCTGACCCGGGAGCGCTGGGCGGAGGGCGATGGTAGCCGACTTCGCATCACCGAGGCCGGCGTCGCCACGTTGGGAGCCTTCGATCCGCTACCAAGGGGCGCGGCTCTTCGCGCGCTTCTGATCGAGCGGGCCAAGGGCCCGATGGAGGCGGCGTTCCTGCAGCAGATTTTCGCAGTGTACCCGGACGCGGCGGGCAAGGGTCATATCCTGGGTCTCACGGGTTATGCCTCTAGCGGCCCCGCGTCGAAGGCGTTCGCGCGGATCACGAAGGCCGGCTGGGTGACAGCGCACGGCCGCGGCTTTCTGCGCGCCGCTGACGATCTCTTCGAGGAGTGAGGTAGGCCAATGAACACGCCCGAACTCGAACCACTCGCATCGGTTCCCATCACTGCCCGGGATGTCCTGTTGATCCAACAAGCGCTGCGCGAGGTGAGGGAGCGGGTGGGGATCTCAGCACTTGCGCACTGCCTCGGCGAAGCACTCGGCCGAGTGTTGCCCAATTCGGCCGGCTTCGTGCTGCTTGTCGGGAGGGACAACGACGAAGGTCGCCGCTACAGCGTAGAATCCGACCTCACGGTCGGCTTCATTCGCGAGTGTCTCGGAGACTTTCTCCAGTTCGTGGCGGACGAAAGCGCCGATCGGTCCCTCCCGGCAAACCGCATCCTGGATGCGGAGGGCAACGAGATCGCCCCCTGCGAGAACTGCGATGGTGGTCGGCACCGTCTGTGCGACCGGAAGTTTGTCTCGGCCACGCCCCCGTACGAACCGAACGGCGAGTGCGGCTGCGAATGCCCGATGGAGGACGTCGACTGATGGCCTTCGTTTGCAAGATGCAAGAGGACGTCGCCGACTTTCACCGGGCGACGAACACACCGGTTGAGCACTCACCGACACAGGTTCGCGCAGATCGAGTGAAGCTGCGGTGGTCACTGATTGCCGAAGAGGCTGAGGAGATCCGACGTGCGCTGACCTCCGACCACTTGGAGGGCATCGCCGACGGAATCGCCGACCTGGTCTACGTGACGCTGGGGCTTGCCGTGGAGTGCGGGATCGACATCGCGCCGGTCTGGGACCTGGTGCACGCAGCGAACATGCAGAAAGTGGGCGGCCCCGTGCGAGAGGACGGGAAGATCCTGAAGCCAGAGGGCTGGCAGCCGCCCGACATCGCGGGCGAGGTAATGCGCCAGTGGAAAAAACGATGATCGACCGTTGCGAGAAGTGCAATGCGTCGCTCGGCTCGCTGACGCAAGACACGCTGCCCGGCGTGAAGGCCAAGACGCTCTGCGTCCAGTGCGAAACCAACGAGCGCGCTGGCTGGATGCTCAAAGCCATCGACGGGGCGACCGGGCTGAGCGAGTGGGAAGAGGACTTCGTCGAGTCCGTGCGCGGCCAGTACGCGCGCAAGGGCTCTCTCACCGAGAAGCAGTATCTCCGGCTTGAGGAGATTTACGGAAAGGTTGACCGATGAACGACATCACCGAAGACGAGATGGATTTAGTCATGGAAGTAGCATGTCTTGCCACCAGCGGACCTTGGCTGGCGTCGTTCATGCGGAGCGAAGGTGTTGCGATGTCGGCGGACGCCGTGGCCGATCATATTTCCACGTTGCTGAAGCGGCGCAACGACAAATGCATCTACGTAAATGCACACACTGCAAATGATGGGAGGGAAATGGTGGCGTTCTTCGGAAACGGACCGAACAGTGTCGCCAACGCTACGTTTCTCGCGGCCGCAAACCCCGACTTCGTTCTCCGCCTCATTGCCCGCTGCCGTGCACTTCAGGCCACGTCGGAGGGGTACCGCCGCATCATGCAGAATGCGGCGATCGCAAATGCGGAAGTCCTCGACCGCG